ACAATACTAAGTTCATCATAAGGTCATCGTGATTTCCATCGGCGGCTTCATACGATTGACCTTTAGCGACAAATGTAGATATCTCAAGAATTGTATTACGATCAACAATCTCAAGTTTACCACCTTCAATCAAGTCTTTTATGTTTGAACAACCAAGTCTTTTAACTTTGCGGTCCATTGTAATACCAAGACCAGTTGCCTTTACCGCAGACTGCACATAAAGATTTTCATACTCATAGTCATAATACATTCCATTACAAACGACACCACCTTGGTCATTGTTCTCAATTAGAACCCAAGCGTTGTTATATACCTTAGCATATTTGTGAATGTAATCTGGAAATAAAATAGGCGATACTTTATTGTTTTGATAAGTGGCAACTTGCTTGAAAGGTTTCTGTGTAATATCAATAATATTGAACGTAGAATAGTCACCACCAACTCCTTTAGCAACGTCAACAGCCATAACATAATCATGGTCTTTTTTAACTTCTTCGTAGATTCTAACAGTTCTATCTTCTAGTATTCTAATAGGCTCGGCCATCTTCAACTTCATCAGAGCTTCGCCACCGATAAGTGTGTCGCCTGTTCCAAAGAACGTATTACCAAATTCTTGGTCAAACTGTAGCTGAGAAGTGTTTGCAATTGTTTGCAGCTTCCACTTTTCGTCACGTCCTGGGACGTCCCACCAATCAACACGGAATGGTTTGAAGTCGTTAGTTCCTTGTATTGCACCTTCCCAAATTTTATGATACATGTTTCCAATACCATTCGCTGTAGAAGTGATGATAACTTTGGTGTTGGATCCTGATGTAATAACGGGATAGGTTGAAGTGTAGAATGTTGCAGCGTCTTCAACGAATGCAAATTCGTCCAAGTACAGTAAGTTAACAGACATACCACGAATTGATGCGCCAGATGTCGGCCGTGCAACAATACGACTGTTGTTTGAGAATTCAATTGAACCTTTGTTCAGAACTTTTGTCCCCGGTTGTAGGAAGAACGGAAGGTTTTCAAGCATCAGTGTGATACGACCTAACATCTCGCGAGCCGTTTCGCCTTTGTTAGCAAGAATGGCAATTGTTTGATCAGGGTGAAACACAGCGTTCCACAATAGATACGAGACTGAACTGATTGATTTGCCAGACTGCCGACAAGCGAGAACACATGTGAATCGTTCATTGTTGAAATGCTCGAACATCTTTTCTTGATATGGGTACAAATCAAATGGGACCAAACCTCTGTCAAGGTTAATCACCTTACAGTATGTTCTAGCAAAGTATGCTGGGTCTTGAGAGCATTTAACGTATTCTTGAATCTGATCTTGAGTAAATCCTATAACAGCCCCATCACGTTTTACGTTTGGATTACTTCTATAGAATAGTTCTATATTGGACATATTATCCATTCGGCGTCACATCTTTCATCTTGTCAATCAACATCTTCTGCAATTCTACAGTCGATCCAAAAAATACATTGGTCGTTGCGTTTGGAATTGATATTGGGGCGTCAGACTTAGCGAACTCTTTTTTCTTTTTATGAAGATCAATTAAATTGCCGTTGACGTCAGCAAGTGTTTTCATAATTGTTGACAACACCTCAAATGCACGGGGATGTTCAGTAGCTGTAGCAACACCAATCATTTCATCCATCGCTTGAGATCCTTTAGCTAAGATATCGTGATAGACTTGTCTTGCATACTCAAAATCATTATCTGCAGAGTCTTTCATATTATGCACTATCTATTAATGTTGTTATAGTTGTAGTGAAACCATAATCACTATCAGGGCTTACACCAAACGGATCTGGAACAACTCTAACACGTTCAGTTAAGACGTCTGAATCGTTCATACCAATGCTCATTTGTCCAAGATTAATGTCAACTTGACGAATAATCTCACCAGTGTTAATTGGACCGTAGAAGTTAATTTTCATTTCAAAGTCAAGAGTATATATGATTGATCTACGGGCTTCTAAAGCTCCTTCGTAATCATCAGTAAATGTTACACTCTGCAATATGATTGGAACATCTTCAATGATTGTTGGATATTCATCAACCGGTTTAATTGTCAGTGTGTATTGTGGATTAAAAAATGGAATGATTTGTTCAACAACTTGCAACGCATCATCTTGGGTTTTAGTATAAATGTTTAATTGAAAACTGACAATGTATGGTGTAGGAGCATAAAATTTTGTTTTTAGAATATTTGATGTTGAAACACTATACTTATTCACCTTTGATAACTGTCTTGTAGGGTCATAACTTAAAGATAAAATTTCAAAAGACATTCTTGGTAGTTTGATAGCCACTTTTGAATCTGTATCTAAATTTGGATTTTCTAATAATCGTTCAAGATACTTACTTTTAGGTGCATAAGATAAAGGAACCTTGACGGTACTGTAACCAGTACCGTCTGCAGCTTTGCGTAAAATGTAAATGTTGTTGAAAATTGATCCAAACAATGCAACACATTTTCTAATTCTTTTGTGGTAAAAATATGTGCCAAACATTATGGAGTCTCCAAGTCGCCAAACGGATTTACTTCAGTAAAATCAACAAAAATATCAGCCAAGTCAGCAAAATCTTGATTTTGATTTCCAGGGTCATTCAATGTTTCATTAACAACTGTAACAGTTCTACGCAGAGTATTGCCATCACTATCCAATGAAGTGACTTGCAATGTTGTAAACTCGTGATACAGACCATCACTTGCGCCGATATGAGCAAGTGATATTACATTACTAGAGTCGTTGTAATCAACAATTTCACCAGATATAATTACGCCGCCTGACAAGGTTTGACTAATTGTGTTACCAATTATAAATCCTTTAGCACTAGAATCTTGCAACGTCAAGTTAACATTGTAACCAGTTTGTTCAATACTATCGATTGTTTCAATATTAGTGTCAAGCTTCTCATCATTGTATTCAAATTTCTCGCAACGTAACTTATATGTTGGGAGATTACTCAATTGGTAAAACGGTTGTTCGTGTTCAACATGCATAATCTCAAACAATGTGTTACTGAGAGTTAGGTATATTAGATCACCTTCGCGCGGGCGAACTGAGTTAATATCATTGTCATATCTCTTAACGGTCTGATCCCAACGTCTACGAGATACTATGAATGTTGCTTGGTCTCTCAGTTCGACACCAAACTTTGTCATCAAGTCACCCTCACCATCAAACCCATTAACGTTTTCAATATACATTTCAATCTTGTACGCTGAGTTGAATCTTGATGGAACATCATCATTAAAAAGTAAGCTTCTGTTAACAATGTCACGAGGAAGATAATAAACGTCTTGACCGTACATCTTCAATGACTCGATGACAATGTCTTCGTAGAGCCCTTGTTCAGATTTTACTTTTTGGTTAAAATAGATGTTAGTCGCCATTAAACTTTCCTTATTGACCCATCGTGTTGAACATGATAGGCTTCAAAACTAATGTCTTTATAGTGCTTTTGCAAAGACTTAAACATAGTAATGTTTGATATGGCGTCATCAAAAAACCGTACTCTTGAATATTTACCACTTTTAAGATATTTGTGAAACAAAAACCTTTTATTCTTAGCACTTGAGTTTCCACCACCAAGGTTACCAGCACGTTCTATGTAAACACCACTAAGGTCAATACCATGATCTTTGAATGTCTGCAGAAAAACTTTCTTATTATCAAAGTCAGCTCTTGCAGTCATAATAATAACTCTTGACCCAACCTTATTAGCATTAGTTATAATTGTTTTTGCTTTGTTAACCATTTTTGTAATTGGTTTAGATGTTTTTCTAAAGTTCTCTGCATCTTTAAACTGTCCAAAATCATAAGACTCGCCAGCCTTTAATTTGTATGAGTTATAATCTTGATTTGTTAAAGATCTAACTTCTTTACCATCCTTTATTACTTTAATTAAAGCATAGGTGCGGAATAACGTATCGTCAATATCAAATACTGTCAATCCAACTCCATCCTTAGCTTCTGAAATAAAAGACTTAAAAGATTCCATGTATTTTAACCCACAAAGAAATCAATAGGCATCTCGGCTTCAAGTCGCATAGCATCCTTCAGTTCTGTGATCTCTCTTGTTGCATCTTCATAGAACTGTCGGCCGTTTAAGGTGACACCCCCTGGAAGTTGCATGCCTTCAAACTTCATTAAATTCATACCCCACTGTTGTTTAATTAAAGCGGTTGTGTAGTCTTTAATGAATTTGTCATTGTATATTGCTGTTGCAGCATCTGGAGAGATGATTTGATAGACTTCAGCGACAATGTAATCACCAGCTTTAATATCCCCATCAACGAAATCGCCCCAAATGTATAGGCGGTTCTGGCGCCGCGAGAAACTAATCTGTGGAGTACCACTAACTAACATATCAAGAGTTGATAGGTACTGTTGCATTTGATCGTAATAGGATAAATCACCAATGTATGAGTACATACTAGCTATATCACTCAAAGCCATTTGATACTTAATATCAAAAAAGTTCCGTGATGCCACCATGCCCGAAGCAATTGGAAATAATTTTGCAACATAGTTGATTGATGAATCAATAGTGATGTATCCATTTGTAACATCTGTTGATGTTATGAGATGTCTTAAATACGTTCTAATCGTTCCATCAGAATGGTAATCTCTATAAACCTGTAAGGTATCATCAACCTTATCTTCAATCTGATCAGGGTCAACGTTGACTTCAATCACTGGCGCGCCTAATCGACGCAGGCAATAATCTATGAGGCTTTGTCTTGACGATGGAGATGCCATGTTATTTTCCTATACTATTTCTAGTATTTATAGTTATGTACTAGGGCTGTAAATTGTCTTGAGTACAGTTCCCGCCGAGTTGGCTATAGTTAGAGATGTAGCGGAGCTGAAGTCGGCCGATACAATTGTATTGTTTGCAATCATTGTAGAAGTAACAGTACCAGTATCACCTGTTGTGACCAATGTGCCTGTTGTAGCGGGGATAGTTATTGATGTTGTTCCCGCTGTTGCGGTAGGTGTTACAGTAATTGTCCCTGATGTAGAACCAGGCATCGCGATGGAAGTAATACCTGTTAATCCAAGGTTAGCTGTAGTTCTGTTTAATGCAACCGAAGTTGTACCAATAAAGAGCGACGAGTTACCTAACACACCTGATGGTATGGTTCCTGATAAGTTACCAGCAGTTAAATTTGTTAAGTTTGCACCAGATACTGCACCAAACAATCCGCTCCAAGTACCACTAGTAACTGTACCAACAGTTGTTGCAGCGGCACTATTTACTGCAGCAGTTGTTACAAGTTCCGTTTTAGCATTTGCTAATGTTTTTGGTGCAATGTTTCCACCAGTAGTTTCTACGTAGTAATGTGTTGCAGTGGTTGCAGTATCTGCAACACCTGCAACTGTGACTGTTGGACTAGCGATAGCAGTAGTACCGCCAGCTGCAACACCAATGTTGATATTGGTGGTCGAACTTGCTGCTCCACCTGTACCTAAGTTAATTGTCTTAGTTGTTGATGCAGCAACAGCACCAGTTGAAATATTAGTTGTACTTGCTGCAGTGCTGTCATAACCCAAGTTAAGTGTGGTTGTTGCACCAAATGCATTTACGGTTGTTGCTGTTGTATCAATAAGCCCAAATGTCGCACTACCCGTTGTTAGACTAGTTGAGAGGATAGTCCCAGCACTAAAGTTGCCACTTGCATCGCGAGCCACAATAGCACTTGCAGTGTTTGCATCGGTAGCGGTAGTCGCAGTGTTTGGAATATTTGATAGAGTGTTGCTAGCACCACTAATTGTTTTATTGGTAAGTGTTGCTGTATTTGCTTCCGTAACAAGTGTTCCAGTGACAGCGGGAAGAGTTATTGTATTTGACCCTGCAACTGAAGTAGCCAACACATTAATTGCACCAGATGCGGCCCCAGTAAACGATGCCCCTGAAGAACCAATAATTGGTGCGGTCAATGTCTTATTTGTGATTGTCTGAGTAGCAGTTTCTGTAACAAAGTTATCGCCAGACAACGCAGTATTAAACTCTGCAACACTGCCGATAAGAGTATTGTTTGTAAGATTAAAAGTCTTGTTTGTTAGTGTTTGAGTCTTGGTTAGAGCAACAACAACAGATGAGTCAATTGCAAACCTATGATTGGCCCCCTCTGGAGTCGACAAGTTAGTTATAATTATACCAGATCCAGCTAAGGCACTCTCAATATAATCTCCAATAGTGTTCGTTCCAAGAATTGGGTTTACCGAAGCCCCAATAATTTGAACAACTTCATTTGAATCAAATGTGCTGAATGATGTATTCAGAAAGCTGCTAAGTAGTTTCGCCATTAGTTACTCCATTAAGCCTGAGCTTCTGACCATCTTAACAAAATGTGACCATTCCCAGAACCAGCAGTCATTCTAACATTCACCGCTAGAATGTCTGATCCGTCTGGATACTTGAAATCACCACCCAAAGGTGCACCTACCAATTCTTTTAGTGCGCTTAAATCTAATTCAGCCTGCACAGATCCGTCTGTTGATGATGGTGCGGTAAACGCAAAAATTTGCTCGCCTGGCAGTGCAAATGTTGTAACCCCACTCCAAGTTACAGATGTTGCAACTTGGGCAAAACTAGGTTGACCACCTACAGTCTCGGCATTTAAAGATGACCATGTCGCGTCGACAAAGTTCTTAGGATTTAACACCCCCTCAACGACAAGTGCTCCCGACGAAGTACCACCAGAACAAGCAGTAGATAGAGTCTGTAACAATAGCTGAGATCTATTGAGAAGATCCTTTGCACCAAGACGGCCCACTAGACTGTTATCGACCGAAGGTGCAAGACGTAGAAGGAACGCTGTCTTGGTTCCAGTGGTTAAAGAAAAGCTAGTTCTCTGATAGTTAAACAAGTATCCACGGTCAGTTGTAAACCCACCATCAATAATTAAGGCCGAACCCCAGTGACTTAAAGTTGGTGAACAAGTGTTACTAACAAGAATAATTCCAACATTATTTGCATGGACGGCCGCAGTTCCAGCAGTCAAATTGTTTGTTGTTCCTTGCTGATACTGTGTTAGAGTTGCTGCACGTGTGCAACCTGTAAGGTTGCCAGCTCCAGTACTAGCACTTTTAGCAGTATAACTAATAAACTCATTGTCAATATAAATCACACCAGCGTCTGGAAAATAGTCAAGCTCTGCTATTGGAACAGTAGTTTGGATAGCGGTCATAGCGCCAGTCAAATAGGTTACTGGAGCGTCATTTTCAATTGAATAACGAACAGGTAAGTTACCCGATCTCATATACGCTTCTCTATTAACGTTGTTGTTTTTCATGCGGTGGCAGTAGACCCAGTTACCATTTGGACCACGAACCATGAAGTCCACAAACCCCGCGCCATACCACGAATACTGCATACCAATCATTTGCATTTTATTAAGATCTAAGGTGAATCCACTTGGACCTGTACCATCGCAAGGATCCAAATTCCATTTTGCTTGTGGAATTTTTAGATCTCTAATAACGTTACCTTTGATACCACTAGCTGTAATTCCACGATAGTCAGGAGTTACATACATGCTTGTATTACTAACAACCTGAGTTACAAAGTGAGTCATACCACGAAGAACAATTCTATCACCAGCTCTTAACTGTTCAGTAAATCGTGTGTTAGTTCCCGTAACCGCGTTTGAATCCAGTGTAACACCTATGCTTCCTGATATTTGCAGTGTTGAATTTCGGCGGCAAACAAACAATCCAGAAGACCCATCACATTCAAAAAACAAACCATTCTGTTCATCAAACATTCCAGCGCGAACCGCAGCCCCATCCCAATATGTTACCGACATATATGGTTCAAGACCCAAAACCGCATTTGTTGCACCCAAAGTAGCTGTAGATGTTACTGTAAACGAATAATCGTCTACAATAGATGCTACTGTATAACTACCATTATAACCGCTTGTTGTGATTCCAGCAAGTAGAATAGTAGCTCCAACTTGTAGCCCGTGATCAATGTCATCTGTTACAACCGTAATTGTAGAACCTATAATTGTACCAGATGAAGTTACAGCTTGCAAGTCATAGTTTGGTTTAAACAAAGTACCAGAAGACCACATAAAGCCTTTACCAGATTGGTATCTAAAGTACTTTTTACTTTGACGAACAACAGTCGCGGCATATGTCGGTGTTTTTGTTTGTAGAATAACACCTCCATCTTGTGATCTATGAATTAATGAAGCGTTGGATAAAGCATATAGAGTTACGCTTGAGGGTGATGTTACAGCCGCACTACTTCTTGCAAGATACGTCAAGGACGTTAGAGATGGTGTACTCAATATGACAAATGGTCCAGATGCTAACGTAGCGTTAGTGCCCGATGCAACCACTGTGTGAATTGATGTGCCTGCGATCAAACCGTGAGGGTTAGTAAAGTTTAAAGTAATAGTAGATGGGTTAGATCCATTACTTGTTGCTGATGCTACGGGAATAGATGCACTTGCATAAAAAGCGCCGCGCTTAACTAATGTTTCATCAGTCAATAGAGATTGAGCATTTGCCGTTCCAACAAGACCCCGTGCGAAGTACGTTATGGTTGTGGACGATGGTGCTGCTAATACAACAAAGCTTCCATCAGCACGACTGAATCCAGCCCGTGAGCGATCTAATCCAGTTACATTAACGACACTTCCCGCGACCAATTCGTGATTTGCTGAGAATGTGACTGTGATGACACTATTGGTAGCACTTGTTGTGTTAAAGTCTGTCGTTATAGCAGTAGTGGTGAAGTCAACACCTGGAAGTTCATATGTAGACGGATAACCTTTAACAGTTCCATACCCAGTCCACTTTGTTGGCTGTAGACCGTATTCAAAGTCAGCGTCAATCATTGATTCAGGTTGTGATACACGCATACGTTCAATAGCATCAGTTCCAAACGCATATGGGCGAACTATTGTTCCAATTTCTTCTGTTTGTTCTGCAAAGATCTGTATCTTATCAGATGCTGACATTGAAGCTGTGCTAACAGCAAGTGTGATGGTCGTATAACCATCGTGCATCTGCGTCACATATGGAAAATATGTTGCATCATCTCCAGCGGTGAACGTTGCAACGGTTCCAGCAAAAGCTGGATCAGAGAAGTTATAGATGATTATATTATCAGTTGTGTTGGTTATTAACAACAACTTGTCAATCGTATAACGACCAGGGACCTTAATAGTGCCTACGTTTGCGTTTCCTGGAGTAAAAACATAATCTTTAATTAGTTGCTTAGCCATTGTAATTCCCTATTATGATAATGCTATAGCAAGGCCAGCTATAAGCGAAGTAGATGCTGATTCGCCTTGAGGGCCAGCAGGACCAGTAGCACCGACAGGACCTTCAGGACCAACAGATGCAAAGATGTGCCAAGTGCTGTTGCCGTAAATAAGTTCAACCTTAATCTGACCTATGTCAAGAACAAAATCAGAATCAAATCCTTCAATTGTGCTACCGTTCTTTAATACGTTTAGATTGTTGGTTGCCCAGTTATTTATATCGTAGATTGCAACATTGTCACCTACAGTGGGACCTGCTGGTAGTGTAATACTAAATGATCCGCCGCCTGTGTTAGCTAGAATCTTATCGCCGCTGACTGCAGTATAGTTGGATGTCTTTACAAGAAAGTTTTTATTGAACGCCTTTGCATCCGAATCGAATCCAAAATACTTACCCTTGAGTGTTCCAATGTTGAGAGTTGATAGTTGCCAACCAGTTCCACCAACATCAATTGTTACAGGGGGATTACTATCGTTGAGAGTATTTTGTACAAGATTATTGAACAGATAATATTCGCTGTTTGTAGCATCCCTAATCAGACCCGTAAACCTTGCTGTAACACCGCTGTCTACCGAATATTGACCTATCAGGCCGATGTCAACAACATTCGCAGTGTTGCTATCTGCAACACGAATAAACGGAGTAGTAACAGATAGAGAAGATGTACTAGTAATTGTCTGTGTACCAAACACAAACAGGTTACCATCGATGACTACGTTATTGGATACGCTCAGACCACTAAACTGCACAGAGTCTGTCGTGCCTACAGCCTGAGGTAGTGAAAACACACCCGATGGAGAATCATAATTAATACCATTGCCGGCAGAAACAGCTTGTCTGACGTTTGCCGTAGTGGGCCCCGTATAACTAATAACACCTGTAGTATTAGAGTATGAAATACTACCAAAACCGCTGACATTAGAATGACTTATTGCTTTTTTAGCGTCTGAGTCTGCTCGAACAGTTGTGTAGTACTTATTTGAACCTTCTGTCAAATTGCTAGTAGATTTTGAACCAAAGTCAGAGTCAAACCGTACTTTTGTATAGTACTTGTTAGTACCTTCTGTCAAGTTAGTGGTGAGTTTAGTTCCAAAGTCAGAGTTAAAACCAAGATACTTACCAGTTATAGTACCTCCACTTAGAACAGTGGATGAATATATCTCGTTTGCATAGATGTTATTCTGTGTACCAATACCACCAACAAGAACAAGCGCACCAGTAGTTTTGCTGTTTGCGCTGGTAGATGAAGGTATGCTGGCGTTTCCATTACTATCAACTTTGAATAGTAATGTTCCACCACTTAAGTTAACAGGGGCAGCACCTAGATTATTTCTGATCTCAAAGTCTGTGTTACTAAACTGAGATCCTATTACAAGTCTATTACGTAGGATAGTTCCAGCTGTTCCAATAACATTAAAAAAGTGCCCGTCTCGGCCAAGACCAATAACAACCGAAGAGTCCGCTAATCCTTTTGTGCCAAATAGATATGATGTCTGAGTAGAATCGCCAAGATCAGAATCTACGTTTATAGACAGACCATACGTTTGATTGTGGAATACGTTTGAATCTAAAGAGAATGATGTTGTTATTATAGGTGTTGTTAAAGTTGGAGTTGTACCAAATACTAATGCACCCGAACCAGTTTCGTCACTAATTACGTTTTTTAATTGCAAACTAGTAGTTGCTGCAAATTGTGCAAGTGTGCTACCTGTGTAAGCAACTGTACCACCAGTTCCAAACGCAACAGATGATGAATCTGTACCAGTAAATGTTAATGTATTGCTCGCTGTTAGTGTTTTTCCATTAGCGATAGTTAAAGTAGAACCAGTGGCAGGGGCTGTTAAGGTTACTTTGTTAATAGTTGTTGCCGAGGCGATACCAAGAGTTGGGGTAGTTAATGTTGGGCTTGTGGCAAATACTAATGCGCCTGAACCAGTTTCATCAGATATAACACCAGCTAATTCTGCAGAAGTGGTAGCTGCATGAACAGATAATTTGTCAGCTGTATAAACAACTGTACCACCAGTTCCAAATGCAACTGATGTGCCATCTGTACCAGTAAATGTTAGTGTATTGCTCGCCGTTAATGTTTTACCATCTGCAATTGTTAATGTAGATCCAGTAGCAGGTGCGGTCAATGCTACTTTGTTAATGCTTGTTGCAGATGCAACACCAAGTACAGGAGTAGTTAATGCTGGACTTGTGGCAAATACCAATGCACCAGAACCAGTTTCATCGCTAATAACACCCAATAATTCGGATGATGTAGTTGCCGCAAAAGCTGATAGTTTATTTGACGTGGTTGCTAAAGTACCAGTAGTCGGCAGAGTTATGTCTGTATTAGCAGTAGTTGTAACACCAAGTGTATGTGCACCAGTATGAGTAAAGCTACCACCAAGAGTAATAGTTTTACCTGTATTTGCTACCCCAGTGCCACCATACTGACCAGCAATTGCAGTACCATTCCACGTACCACTTGTAATAGTCCCAACTGTAGTTGCCGCAGCCGCATTAACAGTGGCGGTTGTGACAGGAACTTGTCTTGCTTGAACATATGCCGAATCAATAAGATCAATTGCTTCTGCTGAATCTAAGAACAGAGAACGATTTAAACGTGCATTAACATATGCAGAGTCAATCATCAGTATAATATCAGCTGAATCTATTCCAGCGCCAAACGACTGTCGTGCTTGAATATACGCAGAGTCAATTAAATCAATAGTCTTTGCGGAATCAAGATAACGTAGCTGTAGGAATTGAATATAAGCAGAATCAACAATATTTGTAATATCGGATTCAGATCTAGCAAACGTGTAATATCGGTTAATACTACCTTCACCTAAACTGTCAGTTGTTCTTGAAGTAAACTCTTGGTCAAATAACACCCTATTAAGACCATCGACCTGATCCGAATCAATAATAAGACCTTTTACGATATTAGAAGCTGACTTCCAATATAGTTTTCCATCTTCATAATTTATTGCTAACTCACCGTAGGCCAACTGAGAAGAATCAGGAACCCTGCCAATAACGGAAGATCGCTTTAGTTTAACAGTAGGATAAGCCATTAAGTTTTCCTTAATAAAGGATTAGACTAAGTGTAAAAACACTAATTATTTTTAGTTAGTATGTTCCGCCATCAATGACAGATATTGTTGCAAAACCACTTGTTACAGTAAATTGAGCAGAGTCAAAGTTTGCAACACCAGGGTTGGTATATGTAGCCAATTCTGCAGCTACAGTTAAAGTGTTTGATCCATCTACATATGTGAGATCAATACCTTCACCAGCTAGGAGGAAATTGTTAACAAGGTGATCTTCAATAACTTCTCTTAGGCCAGTGCCATTCAATTGAATAGCGCTGTCTAGTGTAGCAAATCCAATGTCGAGTGGCTTATTGAAGTCCCAACGGTCTGTTACACCATCGTAAAGAATTGTTGCTTTAGTACCAGAATAAAGTGCACCACCAATAGTTAGTCCAGCGCCATCCGCAGCAGTCGCATTAGCTGCACTATCAGCTAGAACAATGTTCTTGTCATTGACTGAAACAGTTGTTGAATTAATTGTAGTTGTTGTACCTTGAACAGTCAAGTTACCACGAACAATAAGTTCACCAGCAAATCCAGCAGCAGAGTCACCAATTGGATTTGGATCGATAATCAGTGTTCCAGTGGTTCTTGAACTGATTACGTTCGATGTGATACGAACATCCCCAACTTCAATAGAATTCAAACCAGCAAGGTTAGAATCGGTTTCACCTAGGTCTAATTGTGTTGTACCAAGATAGATTGGGTTAGCAACAACGTTTCCTGTTGTTACCGTAAAATCTGTAGCATCAAAGCTCGCAACACCTTTGTTAGCAGAAGTGGCCAACTCTGCTGCAATAGTAATAGTTTGACCACTAGCGGTAGTATCAATACCTTCGCCTGCAGCAAGTGTTAGCGTCTGTGTAAGAAGGGCAATGCTGCCTGTGCCCGTTTCGCCAGCTGTGTTTAATGTTGTTGCAAGACTAACATTAGTGGCAGAATCAATGTGACCATTTGCATTTACTCTGAATACTGGAATTGATGATGTTGACCCATATGTTCCAGCAGTAACACTTGATGTTCTATGAGTAAAGGCAATCTTATTGTTTGTGATAGTGGTAAGGATGTCAGAGTCACCTTGGAAAGTGACAGTGCCTCCGCCGTAGATAGAATCTAGAGTTCCAACGTCTCCCGCAATTTTAAAGACTGAGGCGGCACCAGCAAATAATCCATCAACATAATTTTTAGTGGCCGCATCTTGAGCAGAAGCAGGATCACTAACGTTGATGATTTTAGATGTGTCTACGTTGACAGATCCAGATCCATTGGGGCTGATAATAATGTTGCCGTTGGTGTCAGTGGAACTAATTGTGTTACCATTGAGGTCAAGATTGTCAACCTTTAAGTTATCAATCTTGCTACTTGCATCAACAATAATAGCGCTGGAGGCTGTTAGTGTACCAGCTGTGTGGTCCAGCATATTGCCAAAATAGGCACCACCAATTACTTCAACGGTAGTAGCATTGCCATTACCATCGTCGCCCTTACCAAAATAGAGACGGTCGCCTCCGTTTGCACTTGTACCAACACCCGCCGAATAAGACAGTTCACCTGTTTTTAGTGTTGCAGGCGCAGTTTGGCCTGTAGATCTTTTAATTCTAATTATACTGGGCATCAGTAACTGCCTCCGTTAATGTTTTGTTCTTGTAAGTCTTTGCTAGCCACCCATTTGGATACTGCAGTACTATAGATTAATAAACTTCCTTCAACGGCACCCGTTGTATTAACCCCATCAATGGTATTTATGTTAAATGCGCCAGATGTAACTCTTTTAACAGGAGTCCCAACAGTAACCTGTTTAACTTGAGTTGTCGAACCGACCACAATTACTTTTTTAGCTGTAATCCCAGTACCAACTGTAATTGCCATTAAACTACCTAGTTACTGATGGGGTTACTAAAATTTTACCTTCTAAGACACGTTCAACAATTGTTGAACTACTATCTTGAAAAGATATTTCAACATCATATACATACTGTCCAGATTTTAAAGTACCAGTCTGGGTATTTGTTAACGATATGGTTGCAACACCACTAGTTGTAGGGTTAGCAACTATGCAAGTAAAAGTTAGTGTATCAGCACTATCACTGGTGTACGTTCGTTTCATCTTTGCAGCAACTGCATGATTAGTTAAGTTTTTTGCAGACCCATCTTTATTAATAAGATGAATCTCAACTGCAACATCAGCACCTTGATCAATTGTTATGTCTTCATATTGGGCCATAAATTTCTCACCGTTGACGTAATTCTTTATGGTATTTATAAGAAAAAATCTTACAGTGATTTATAAGAATCATAATAAACCCACTCATGCGGTTTATTCATTGCATGAGTAAAGTGAACAATCTTTACATCAGGATGAAACTCTCCACCCATAAACAAGTAATTGTTACCTGTTTTTTCTCTGTAAGATTTGTTTAATTCAAATTGCCAAGTGTCGTAATCAGTATGAGTAATTGCACTCTCTGTTGACCATCTCGTAAACCAGCTAGAAGGTAACGTCACGACTTTCAATTGCTCTTTGGCTGAGTCGTAGACAAAGTGTTGTTCACCATTAACAGGCCCACGGGCAATACCTTTAGCGATGTAGTAGTTTTGCCAATAGATTGGATCTTGCATAAACTTATTGAAGATGTAGTTGACGTCTTTTGGATTGTATTTAAAGAAT